GCCAACACATGAAACTTTACCAATGGTACAAAGTAAAGAATTATCTTCTCAACAAATGTTGCCAACACATGAAACTTTACCAATGGTACAACAAAGTAAAGAATTAACTTCTCAACAAATGTTAAATTCAATTCACGCGTCAAACATAGCTCAAACCTTAAAAAACCAAGCAGAAAATTATAAAGGAAATCCTACTGCTTTAACATTATTCTATAATATGTATATAAAACCTTCAACAAACAAACTTAGTAATTTTTTTAAAATGGAATCACAACAATATTACAAAGATAAAGGTCTTGATTATAAAAAAGGATTTATAGGTTGGCTAACTAGATATATGAAAAAAGGTAAGGTTGGTGGAAAAAGAACAAGAAGGCACAAAAAGCATAAAAAACTCAAAACAATAAGATACAAAAGATCCGCCTCGAGAAAATCTAAAAGAAAAATAAATTGACGTTAAAATGCAACTTAAAGAATTTCGTAAAAAATATTTTTATATATTATGGCCAATAAAACATTTGTACCCAAAACATTTGTACCATTTGTACCACTTGGTGATATTGCAATTGAAGATAATAAGTTTGCTCTCGATATATATGAACGTAAATTGGGTAATAACAAAAATGCTGAACCTACAAATCAAGATTTAAATACCAAAGATTTATCAGATAAAATCGGTGTAGAACCTACCTCAAAGGTTTTTATTCCAAAAAGATTTACCGGATCCACAGTTAATGACATTAACAATGTATATAAAAGCAAAGAAGAACTTAGAGAAAAACTTAAGAAAGAGGTACTTGATGACGCCAAATATTTATTTAATAAAAACGAACCAATTGGCGATGCTTTTAAGACTTATATGAATAGTATATCTGAATCTACCAAAGGATATAAAAGGAAATTTGGTTTAAAATCAAAAAAATGGAGAGACGCGTATAAAAAAGTATATGGCAAAACTCGTTATAGATATAATAAAACTGAATATGAAGGAGGAAAAAAATCCAAAAAATCCAAAAAATCAAGGCGAAAGTCCAAAAGGAAAAATTGATAAGTTTTTATAAATTACATTTTAATAAAATGGAATTTACATCAGAACAACAAAAAGTGTTTGACAAGTATTTAAATGGTGAAAATATTTTCATCACTGGTCCCGGGGGTGTCGGAAAATCTCAATTATTATATGCAATCTATCAAGATGCACGTGAAAGCGGAAAAAATATAATGGTAACGGCGACAACGGGATGTGCGGCTGTCAGATTAAATTGCAATGCGCGTACTATTCATTCGTGGGCTGGTATTGGTCTAGGAAATCGTCCCATAGAAGATTTAGTCCGAAAAATAAATTTCAACAATCACGTGAGAACAACGTGGCGCGAAATAGAAATCCTCGTCATTGACGAAGTGAGCATGTTGTCTCAACGTCTATTTGAATTGCTCAATGATATTGCGAAACGAGTGCGCCGAAACTCTGACTATTATGGAGGCATTCAAATCATATTCTCTGGTGATTTTTATCAATTGCCTCCTATTGGGGATGATATAGAGTCACAAGCATTCTGTTTTGAGAGTCCAATATGGTCACATGTTTTTCCAAACCAAATAGAACTCACACAAATATTTCGCCAAAAGGATCACGAATATGCAACCATTCTAAAACAGATACGTCAAGGGATCATCAAAAAGAGTGCAAACACACTGCTTTTATCGCGCGTAGGTGTAAGTTGTGACACCGATATTGTTCCTACGAAATTGTATCCGACAAAATCTCGGGTCGATATGATGAATCGTGCCAGTATGGCAAAACTAAAGGGAGAAGAGTATACCTATCATTTGAAAACAACAGATGGCGACGAAGTCGTAAAAATGGAATGCGAAATGTTAAAAAAAAGTTTGTTGTGTGAGTCTGCTCTCACATTAAAAGAAGGTGCACAAGTCATGTGTATCATTAATGTAGTGAATGATAATAAGGTGATGGAATTGTTTAACGGTAGTCAAGGCATTGTGACGGGGTTTGCTTCTGGTTTTCCGATCGTAAAGTTTCAAAATGGAATCCATCGGGTCATTACACCACACAATTGGGAAAGTGAAAAAATGCCAAACGTGTGCGTTACTCAACTCCCGTTGATTTTGGCATGGGCAATTTCAATACACAAGTCGCAAGGTTCCACGTTGGAAATGGCAGAAATTGACATCGGATCTGGTATTTTTGAGTGCGGACAAACATATGTGGCGCTTTCACGTGTAAAAAGTTTAGAGGGGTTATTTTTATCTTCGTATGATCCCAGTAAGATAAAAATCAATCTAAAGGTCAGAGAATTTTATGAGAAAATTCTCAAGTAGTGTCAATGACATATTTCATGCATTCGACGACTTCATTAAATGCTATAATAATCTGTACTTTTTCCTCATCTGTCATTTGACGAATATTATTAATCATTTCTTTATCTAGTGTTTTTATATTTCTAATCATATATAAATATTCGCTCAACATATTATTATATCTAAATATTTAATTAAATTATCGTAACCACCTATTTTTTTTCCATTGTTAAAAATTTGAGGGAACGTTTCCATTTTATTGCGTTTTTTATAATATTCTTTTTCATCCTTTTTTACGCGAACAATTGTATACTTTATATGATGATAATTAAGGAGCGAAATTGCTTTTTTACAATATGGACAGTTGTTTATTATATATATTATCATTATATATAATGAGAAAAACGCGTAATCGGAGAAAACAAAAGGGTGGGTGGGTTGTCTGGAGTAGGAGAGTTAAAAAATGTGAATCTGAGAAGGAAGCATTATCAAATGAACTAACTAGAATAAAAACTACCAATCATGAAAACAAACTTTCGGGAATACTTGAAGATATTTTAACTTTAAACAAAGTTTATAGAAAAAGTATTTTACGAATATACACATTCCGAAATATGTTTGATGATTTAATTAGTATTTTTCATTTAAATGAAAAACACCTTTGTGATTTAGCTGAACCACCATGGAAAACTGAATTAAATACTATACTTTCCGAAAAAAAATATATAGAAGGTAAATTAAATAAGTTACTTGTTGATATTTTAAAACCTATAAAGTTTTATAACGAGAATAAAGAGATATTTCCACATACAGTTACAGAAAAAAAAATTTGGATTTCTTATTTTTTAAATAACGAAGTACAACAATCAAGTTGGATTGATTTTAATTATAAAAAATCAAGAGACCAAAATGTTGAATCTACGCTTGAATCGTCCTTAAATCAGTATGGCGGGGTTATAAGTTTTCGAAGTAAGCTTTTGGAGTGTTATATAGAAAAAGAAAACATAAAGGATGAACTCGATTTTTTAGAATTTTCATCAAAACAAAGTGGTCTTTCGCCATCCATAAATATCAATGATGGTTCTAGTATTAAATTTGGAGAGTAAAATTTAATGACAATGAATTAATCCTTACTAAATATTAAAAATAAACAGAGTTATAAATAAAATGATCGTGGATACGCGCGAAACTGAATTGTATACTGAATTAATAAAACTAGTCCCAGAAACAGAATCAAAAACATTGGAATTGGGAGATATTTCGATGGATGAGTATGGGCTCGTTTTTGAACGAAAAACGCTCGCCGATTTGCAAGCAAGTATTAAGGATGGACGGTATCGCGAACAAGGTTATCGACTATTAAATTCTTCGTACAAACCACACAATATTGTTTACATTGTAGAGGGAAATTTTTCAGATTACAAATATAAGTTTTGTGACAAAACAATGCTTTTTTCGGCAATGGCTTCTATTCATGCAAAAGGGTTTTCGATCATGCGTACGGCAAATGTGGTAGAAACGGCATTCTATCTCGCCAATTTGCTCGCCAAACGCAAGAAATTACCTTTATTAGAAGAAAAAGAACAAACGCAAGAGATCACTGAAAAAAATTATACAAAGTATGTAAACAAAACAAAGAACAAAAATATTACAGAAAATAATATTCATGAAATTATGTTGATGCAAATTCCGAGTATAAGTGATGTGACGGCAAAACATTTGATCCAAGAGTTCAAGACAATTGGGGGTATCATAGAATGTATACGGACGAATCCATCCCTTCTTACGGACTTTAAATACCCAGACAAGAATGGAAAAATGAAAAAGATGAGCAAGGCGATAAGCGAGAATCTTATCAGATTTTTAGGAAATAATTTAAACTTAACGCCATAAAGAAATAAAATGTATACTTGCAATAAATGTAACTACGAGACATCCGTAAAGAGTAACTATACAAAACATTTGAAGACAAATAAACACATTATGAATAGTACAAATGTATGCGATACTTGTGAAAAGTCATACAAAACGCGACAATCTTTATGGAAACATAAACAAGTTTGTGCAATGCAACTTGTCAAAGAAATGAATGTGAACATACAAAATATACAACATGTACAAAATATACAACATGTCCAAAATATTCAAACATTTAATTTGAATATATTTTTAAATGAAACGTGTAAGGACGCGTTAAATATAAATGAATTTGTTGATTCATTACGCGTACAAGAAGGAGATATTATAGAGACTGGTCAGATTGGTTTTGTGAATGGAATAAGCAAAATATTTATTCGAGGATTGGAAGAATTAGAATTGCATAAACGTCCAATTCATTGTAGTGATATAAAGCGAGAAACTATTTATATCAAGGATCAAGATTTGTGGGAAAATGATCACAAGATATTAAACCGAGCAATAAATACATTAACGATTAAAAATACGAGTAAAATCTTAGATTGGCAAAAAAAGAATCCAGAGTGGTTGCATGAAAAAAACGAGCAGTATGTAAATATTGTGAGTAATAATTTTGGAGACGATGAATTACAATGTAAAATTATCAGACGATTGGCCAAAAAAACGGTAATACAAAAATTATAATATACGTCTTTTTCCACCAACTAAACTGCGTAACTTATTTACTCTCATAGGAGTTCCATCTGGGTTTATAAAATTGAAAAATTCGTCGACTAAAAAATCAACTAGAATAAAATCCATTTTTATATTTGAAGGGAAATCATCAGACAATTTTGGTTGAAAAAAAAATCTTCTTATAAAGGGTAGTAATTTTGTTAAATCAGTGCTATTATTTATCATTGCTATGACATTTATAAGTGTATCCATTTGAACAAATCTTGTCCATAATGGACGTTTTCCATTATCAAGCCAAGCGTCAGAAATAATGACAAATTTAACTCCTTTAATATTAACATTTAATGTACAAAAATGATGGAATGTATACTCGGTATTACCAATAGTACACAATTGTATTATATCATCGGACATATTATAAGATGTCTTTCTATTTCTAAACCTTGGTGTAACATCATTATGTATATTATTAAAATAGCTGGTATATGTTAAAGCAAGATTACATAAAGTTCGAAACAATTTATTTACAGTGAAATTCGTATCCAAATCTGCAATAAATTGATCAAGAGTATATGGGTCCATATCTAGTAGAGCATTATAACTATCATTCAGTTGAAAAAATCTATACGCAACACAAGATACGGCCGCATAATATCCACAACAATAACTATGTTGAGAAAAATTGTATAACTTAGTTCCTTCCCTAGACTCGCATCTACCATTTTTACAACCTATTAATTTTTTAAAAATACGAGCAAACAAATAGTATTGTTTATAACAAGAATTATATATATGGGCTAATTCTGGGCCTACATGAACACCATCTACAACAAAGTCAATTACCATTTGAGATTTAAAGATTGATAGTGGTATTGGTGTACATTCACATTCGTCTGGATCCTCCAAAGTAATTTGGCCAGAATAAATTGGATAATTTACCTCTTTTTTTCTTATACCGCAAATATATATCTTATCAATAATTGGCATAGAAAATGTAACAATTTCGGGAGCAATGGGCGATAATTGTGGTGATAATTGCGGCGATAACTGTAGAGATGATTGTGGTAATCGGTGTGATGATGGTGGTCTTACACTAGTTGAAGTAGATAAAACTGCTGACGATGGCATAGGACTAGGACGCACAACAATCTTTATTTTTTTTTTAGTGGTTTTATTTGATAAAAATGGCGGACTTCCACTTGGTGATCTTTTGCGTTTTTCACTCATAGTATAGAATAGAGATTAAATATTCTCGATAACACTTTCAAAATGATTAATCCTCATAAAAAACCGTAAAATTTCTTTTTCAAAACCATACACACAAGACCAATTATTCAATTCTTTATTACTATGATTCATGTGGTCAATAACCGACTCATAATATTCTGTTAAAGTTATGATACCACTATTGTATAAATTATTATTTACCTTTATTAAATTCCATATGGGTGGATGATAAGGATATAATTTTGGACAAATAAGGCTCGTTTGAATTTCTATAAAATCTCCACAATAAGAATATATTAACTTATTTATTTCAATCGGAAGATTAAAATGAATAGGACGCAGTTTGTTTTTATATTTAAAAGTTACATATAAAGTTGTATTATTTTTTACAATAACAATTTCCATATTGTTACAACCGAAATATTCCGAAAGAGGAACAGTAACCATGTCGCTAAATCTCCTATATCGCGAATCAAAACATAATCTCATTATTTTATATAAAAAATATGTTTATCTATTTTTTTAATTCTTTTTAATTCTTTTTAATTCTTTTTAATGTTCTTTTACCAAGTTTTTTTCCTCCACGTTTTTTTCTTGTATTGTGTTCTTTTTTTTCACGGTTTCTAGTTAAACGTTCGAGTATTTCTGCTAACAACCTATCCGTTTTTTGCATCCCAAACGGGGTCGATCTCTTTTCTTTACGACCAGTTTCTTCTCCTAGATAACTTGCTAAAAGATAAATATTCAATCCGAAAGATGGGTCAATTCCCGGACAACTTGCATTCATTATTGTTATTAAGTTTTGTACTTTATCGTTAGTTGGATTTTCATTTAAAAGTATGGCTCCATTTTTTTCTTCTTCGCCTACAGCACACATTTCTTGAATAGCACTTGTAAACCTATATTCGGCCTCTAAAAATTCCTCGCTACGAGGTTTTATTTGTTCTAAATTTTCTATAACTCTTGGATCATTTATCGTGTTTTGTTTTCTGCCAGATTGTACTGCTTCAATCAATTCGAGTCTTCTCCTATCTTTATCATTTTTACCAACGGCAATTCGTAACTCATCTTCTAGCATCAATTCAACATCTTTTTTCAAATATTCCAAGGTGGGTATTGGTGTTAAATCAATTTCGACATTGTCCTCAGCATTAAATATTTTAAACCCAGAATATGATAATGGATCAAATGCCGGATCAGAAACCACTAGAGTTCTTGTAGTTTGTTTTTCTATCAAGTCTTTTTTTAAAATATTACGCAATGATATATCTAACATAGCAAGTCTGTGATTACCATTGATTCTTGTTCTACCGATAGTTATTGTCATTTTAATTTTTACATCAATACTTATTAAAGGTACTGGAAAGTTTGTCATAAATCTAGTTGATAATGGGTTTTCTTGTCTTCTTGAATCAAATGTTATATTTATTTGATTAGAACCAAATGTTATGACCCCAGTATAATATAATTTAAAATAACTTCTAGCAGCCATATAATTTGTTAAAAAGGTTGTAAAAAGTAAAATCGTACCTCTGAATTTTTTTAAATCTTTAGATGTTCCAAACAATTTAAAATCTATATCTGCCGTATGAAGTATATCGTCGTAAAGGTAACGTCGGAGCGCGTCTCCTCCACTACCCTCAATCCTTAAATATTTTTTAAATTCATTATTAATAGAACAGCACATTGAAGTTGCTAAAAGTCTGAAACTTGGTTCGTCCGCTATTTCGCCTCTCGTTGAGGCGCCACCCGATCTCGAATCCATTATCATATCATCAAAAATTGCTAAAAATTCTTCATATGGTACTTGTTGGTTTCGTCTGGTGCTATTTAAATCACATGTTACAACGGTTGGAAATTTTTTAAACATTTTTTGAAATGCATTATTTTGAAGAATACCGTAATATTCTTTCGCTTTTAAGGCTTCTCCCGAGTGCGGTAGATCATTTAATTTATAAATATTATCAAACAGCTCGGAAAAAACAACTGTAACTACATCTGGGGCAAAATTTTGACCCGCACCACAACGGGCTTTCAACCCCCTTTCAAATAAGTGAAAGAAGGATTCGGTGATGACATCGATGCGACTAAAAATCCATGCTTCCCTTACTTCGTCTACAGTAGTACCTTTTTCTTTCCTCCTATTTGCCTCCATTAAAGATGTCAAAAAAAATAATCCAGTTTCGGAAACAAATGAACTCTCACTATCTTTCAGATATCTATTTACTAAAGAAAGATTAAATGGTGTTGTCGCCAATTCAAAATAAAATATGTGTCTATCATCTGCATCTGGAAGGAGTAAACCGCCAACTTCTTCGTCGCCTTCACGCTCTAATTTTATATGAAAATTTATACTATACGAGACAGTGTGAGCACATGGAACCATCTCTTTTACAAAGGTGATTTTATAATTTGGTAATTCTCGAATAGTCCTACCCACCTTTTTTTTAGATTTTAATGACCCAACGCCATAATACGGTTCATGGCTACTGGCTCTCTCTGCGGCTTCTAAAAGAATTGAATGTAATGAATCAGACGAACTCGACGAACTCGATGTTGGTGATGCATATCTCGGCTTTTTTGGTGATGTCGTTTCTTCCGTTTTTAGTTCTTCAAATCGTCCTTGAATAAAGGACAATAATTGGGCCACCTCGTGTTCACATTTACTCACATATGCTTGATCATATCCTTCTGTGAACCCGATGATATCATAGTTTCCAGCCAAAAAACTTGTTTCATCTTTTGCGCTCATACGTCTAGTGGATCTATGTATTTTATTCCAAGCACGACCACCATATCGTAACAAAATAGCGTTTGTTTCAGAAAGGTTTCCAATAAAATCTTCAATTGCATCCTCTAGATTTAATTTTTTCATAAAATCAGCAAATCTTTTTCGCGTATTATATACAATATCATTTTCATCCACAACTTCAATTTCAGTATCTTCTATATCCATTGGTTCGACGTCCATTGATGCATCCATATTTTTACATTTTATTTTATTTTATATATATAACGATTGGTTATTTACCATATACTTTAATGTCCTATTAGGTATATTTGAGACAGCTTCCATGAGAACTAAATCAAACATAACTGCTACTTTTTCTACTTCTCTCGCAATATTTACAATTTTCAAAACGGCCTTTACAAAATCTCCTAAAAAAATTCCATCTAACTCCATCTTTTGTAATATTTGTTTACATTCTTCTTCAGATTCACAATCACACCAATCAACCACATATTTCATAAGATCATATTGCAATTTTAAATCAAATGATTTATTCAATAAAGACGCATCGTTAGAGTAAACCAAAATTTCTTTGTCAATCATTTCTAAAATATCATTTGTAGGTCGAATACTTGGATCAGATAATTTAATATCCGTAAAACAACTAAACAATTCAACCAGCTCCTTTGTTGTTTTTTCGTTTAAAGACCCATCCATAATCAATGAAGACAGAATCAATGGTTCTACTTCGTGTATTTGAGATGCGGCTATTCCTTTATCTGTTAACTGCAAATCCTTTACAAATCCTCTTTCTATTAAAAAAGTTAGTTCGTCTTCAATCTCTTTTTCTGTTTTATTATTTAGTTGTGATTTTAAAAGATCAATTTCATTTTGAATAAATTGTTTTTCTCGCAATTTAGGTAATTCTGATTCAATGGTTGGATGTATTGCAACAAATTGAGACAGTTCTTTTTGAAAATCCTTTCGTTTGCGATTTGTGTGGGTTTTAATATTAAATAACAAAAGTTCATACTTTTCCAATAACGTTTTATCATATACCCCGATTCTATCTTCCAATTGTTTAATCCTAAAATAAATACCTTTTTGGCATTCTTCATTTTCATAGACATACATTGTTTTCTTGACAAATTCTGAAATATCTAATTTGTTGTAGAGTAATGACAAGACAAGTTGCGACGAAATTTCAAATTTTGATTTTAAAACGGCCGGTTGTCCATATAACATTTCACGGTGGCTTGATTTCTCTGTATCAAATAAATTATAAAGTAGAATGACATTCCCCACTTTATCAATTCCGCGACGCCCCGCGCGCCCAGCCATTTGAGTATACTCGTGTGGATGCAAAACTCTAAAATTTTGCCCGTCATGTTTATGAACATCCGTAAATAATACTGTTTTTGTAGGCATGTTCACACCTACTGCAAAGGTTTCTGTTGCAAATAATAATTTTACATATCCTTTTGCATATAATATTTCTACCATTTCACGCAATACTGGCATTATTCCCGCATGATGTACTGCAATACCTTTTTTCAAAAGTCGAACCATTTCGTGATATTCTGGCAATCTCAAATATTCTCCGTAGTTGAGAAGTTTTCGGATAATTGATTCACATTCACGCTCAATATAGGGGACGTCAGAATCCTCTTCCAAAAGACTTGTCGTGATACCGTTTGCACAATCTTCTAATCTTTTTCGGGACAGAACAAAACATAATGCGGGCAACATGTCGTTTTGAACCATAAACGTTGAAACTTCGTTTAATACATGCCGAGTTGTTATACGCGATTTTTGTTGCGCCAAAAAGTTTTTTGTTTCTTGGTAAGTAGCTTCCATAAAAAGACCCTTGGGGTCTTTAATAATATGTAAAGTATTTGCAAATTTTTTCATAGCAGTTTGCGCATCTTTATCTTTTATCATCTTAAGGCATTGTGAATTCGTGATAACAAATGCATAATGCGTTAACGGAACAATTCGCGTATACGTAGGAATTAACCAAACTTCATTGCCGCGTTTTTCACACCAAACCGCAAATTTTTCTGGATTATTAATAGTAGCCGAAAGCATTGTTAGTTGAATATGAGATGGTAAATTCATAATTGTTTCTTCCCAAACATGACCTCTTTCTTTGTCGTTTATATAATGTACTTCATCAAAGATAACACACCCTACATCATCCAAACATATATCAAAGTCGTCTCGCGACGAATTGAATAGCTTTTTGTGTAAAATTTCAGTAGTCATAATAATGACATCTGCAAGAGGGTTCATTTTAATGTCGCCAGTTAACAGACCAATAGAAATATCCGAAAATTTATTTTGAAATTCAAAAAATTTTTGATTGGAGAGTGCTTTTATAGGAGATGTATAGACAACTTTTTTGCCAAGGGAAGTAAAAAAACGTATGGCGAATTCAGCAGCAAGTGTTTTACCAGAACCCGTGTGTGCAGTAATAAGAACATCTTTTCCCAATACAATGGCTTCGATTGCATATTTTTGAAATGAACTCAGTTTATATGGAAAAGAACCAAAATGATCTAATAATGCAATATCTTCTGTTTTATGTTCACTTGCACACAATTTCATGATTTTATATTTAATGTAAAATTATTTTTAAATCAGAAAATAATAAATTAATATTATATGAAGCCTCAACAAAAGCATATTATATATTTTGGTCTTTTGATATCATTCATAATTGCTTTAACCCTTGTTTTTTGCAGTTATAATAAACGAATAAGATTTGATAATTTTGATGTAAAACCCAACTCACCGTATGTGAGTTGCAGTAGTTATACACCAAGCAAATGCCCTTTAAGGGATTGTATGATTTTAACAGATGAAACGAGATGTGCCGGCAATTCTAAACCGTCTGGTCTAGAACCGGGGGAAAAAAATGAAAATTCTGCAAATTCTGCATATATGAATAATTATTTTGATGGGTCAAATGTGGCCACGTGCGACAGTGCTGGCTATTTGAAAACATGTGTAACAAAGTCTTTGCAATAAAATATTAAAATAATATACGTTATAAATTATGTTAAAATCGTACAAGCTTTTAGAAGAATTGGGAAGGGGTCAATTTGGAGTTGTATACAAAGGTGTGAATAATATTACAAAGGAAGAAGTTGCTATTAAGATAGAAAACAAACAAACAACAAAATTGTTGAAACGTGAGGCAAATATTTTATTATTATTATCTAAAGAAGAAGGGTTTCCTCGATTAAAATGGTATGGATCAACCGAAAATGTTTACTATATGGTATTTGATTTACTGGGAGTATCTTTGGCAGAATTAAAAAAAAGAAGTGATGAAATACCATTGATTATTATTAAACGATTGGCGAAAAAAATGGTTAGGCTTGTTGAAATTGTACACGATTATCATTTATTACATAGAGACATAAAACCAGAAAATTTTTTATTTGATTTAATTGACTACGACAAGCTTTATTTAATCGATTTTGGGTTATCTAAATCATATACAAACACAAATAACATTCATGTTCCCGAAAATATTATTACAAATTGTATTGGGACACAAGAATTTGTGAGTTTAAATATTCACGAAAGAAAAAATCCTAGTAGGCGCGATGATTTAGAAAGTATAATATACATTATTTATTATTTATTGATACCAACAGATAAATGGATAAAAAGCGATGAAGAAAAAGAAATTATAATATTTAAACAATCATTGAAAAAGGAAAAATTGTCAAAAATGCTAGAAAATGTGCAAAGTCTTTCTTATTTTGAGAAACCTAAATATGGCGAGTTAATTGAAATTATAGAAACAATTTAAAAGAACATTATATATTTATGTAATGGAGGGAAGATTAACTGGACGAGTCAAATGGTTTAACGTACAAAATGGGTTTGGATTTATCACACCGTCCAATCCAATTGATAACGCGGATGATATTTTTGTTCATCATACTTCTCTTATTGTAACGAAAGATCAATATAAATATCTTGTGGAAGGAGAATATGTTGAATTTACGTTAGAAGAAGTAAACACTAGAGAACATTCTTTTCATGCAGTAGATATTACTGGTATTAATAGAGGCATTCTAATGTGCGAAACTAGAAATAATTCAATAGAGAACGCACGAAATCATTCTCAAAAAAGAAGTGTCGCAGAACATTCGCAAAGAACAACTTCAACAAGAACTACGAATTCAAACAGAACAGTAAGTAGTGGTAGAACCGCAAGCACAGACGGGTTTGAATATCCAAGACAAAAGAGAGTTTCTAAGAAAATTTAAAATGTTTTCGACAAACGGGAACATATGTTTCGCTGCCGATGCTAGGCATCCCATCTCCTATAAATTTTGAATAAATGGCTGGTGTTCCATCACCACACAATGAACACTGTGCCTTTAAATGTATTATTTCATCTGCATGTGGAATTAATTTTAACATATCACCAAATGGCTCTCTATCAGAGTTTCCAGAAAGACCCGCGACGATAATTTTTATATCAAAAGAATCTGCCCATAATGTAACATGTTCAAATAAATCGCTAAAAAATTGCCCCTCGTCGATAATAATAACTTGGTAATCTTGAATATTGACATCTTGTAAATATTCAAGAAAAACCGACGCCTCGGAATCGTTATCATGAGAAATGATACAATTCTCACCATAACGTGTGTCAGAACTATGATTAATAATCAAGACATTCAACCCCAAAGATTTATATGCACGCGCACACTTTAACAATTCTGTTGTTTTTTTTGCAAACATGCAACCAAGAATGATCTTTAAATATCCCATTTTTATTATAATATAAACTGTATTTATATTATAATCAAAAGATATACCGAAGCAACTGTTTAAAATTAAATAGGCAATTAAATATGAATCAATTTTATAAAATTGCAAAACTGGATAACGAATATAATTTAAAAATCATCATTGAAAATGAAAATATTAAATTAACAAATATATGTCATTTTGATTTTTTAAAAATTATGTTTGAATTATATAAAAATATTTTGGTTGATTATAAATTAGATATAAATACACCCAATCACTGTTCAGTATATATATTATTTAAACATTTGTTTGAAGATTTTGGGTATAGTCAAAAATGTGTCTATTTGAATATTCAGTGTGAAGAAAATGAAAATGTTAAATATACCATAACACCCATACCTTTTCATTCTAACATAGACATTATTCCTTTTACTGAGTTAACTGGAATTTTTTCTACGAATAATGATAAACTACAAATTGAAATATCCACAATTATAGAAACCGAACTTCCCGAATATATTGAAAACATAATAATATCATTTATCGAAAAAATGGTTTTTACCTTTAAACAATTTATAGACAAGATAGAGTAAACAATAAAGGTATGCCGAATCTCTGTAAAAATATATTCTTTTTTTGTGATGTCGTATCTATGTTTTTTTATGAATACATCACATTTTTATGTACTAAAAAATACTCCCAATTTATAAAGAATGTTACCAGTAAATTGTCAAAAAAAAATATAATGTATGTGAAAATTTTTCAAGCCATTTCGATGAACAATAATTTTATTGATGATGCGATGAATGCTGAATTAATAAAATATACAGATTCGGTCCCATATTCCATGGATGATATAGATGAACAGTTATTGAGCGAGGTAAGCAAACAATTCTCTTTATCCCCTTTGTCATCACCCATAAATTCTGGAATGATTTCTCTTGTTTACAAAACAACAATGAATGATAAAGAAATCATCATTAAAGTAAAACGAAAAAATATCGAGGAAAAATTTGATGATGCCATCCAGAAAATCATGTTTTTTATTAGTATCTTATCTTATATTCCACAAGTTAATTTTCTGGATATTCCAAATATTGTAAAAAAAAATATTTCTTTACTGCGTCAACAACTGGATTTTAACGAAGAAGTAAAAAACACGATTGAAATGAAAAAAAATTGCGAAAATTTAAAATATATAAAAATACCTTTTATTTATGAAACGGTCACTAAAATGTATTCAAATGTAATTATGATGGAATTTATAGAAGGTGTTCATATAACAAAAATCGACGACAATGACTTTAACGAATATGCAAAAATTGTCATAAAATATGGGACAGTTTCTATAATTAATGATAGTGCAACGCACGGTGATTTACATTCTGGAAATATTATCTTTATAAAAAACAAGGAGGCCCCTATTTATCAATTGGGGTTAATTGATTTTGGGATTGTTACGAGAATAGAAAAAAAAACTACAAATTTATTTTTAAACATTTTAAGCAATATAAATAATTATTCAAGCAGTGTTTTATCTGAAAAAATTTTACACGAAATAATCGAACCCAAAGATTTGTTTTTAAAAATTCCAGATAAACAGATCATTTTAGAGGAAATAACCAAAGTGATACAAGAAACTTTGCATAATCCAAAACATGCGAATCAAATGAAATTATTCGAAGGATTTAAAAAAATTAATCGTTTTTTTTGTGATAAAAAAATGGGCGAATTCCGTATAAATGATGATTTTATAAAACTACAAATGGCTTTAGCCATGTCCCAAGGATTAAGTTTACATTTATGTAGAAATGACTATATGCCTTTTGCAAAAAGTGTTTTTGATGAATTATTTCATGTAAATATATAAACAAATCAGTGTTGTTATAATAATGGAGAAATTTTTATATCTGATGCCATTTAAAGTAGAAAATAGGATGGAAAAAAGCCTCTGTGAGGGAAATATGGGATTATATGGGTTGTTTTTGTCCATTTATTATCGCCGAAATTTTTTATATTTTACGACGATTCTTTTTGTGCTAAGCTACAAGTATTATTTCATATGTGCACTTGGATTATTTGCATTTTCTGTGTATTTATATTTTAATTATAATTTATGGAAATTTATAAAATTAAACGACGCCAATTATTTTTGTGAGGATATCTTCGTCAATTTGTGGTAAATTATCAATTATTTCTGTATAGGTTGGATCGCGGTTATGTAGATTGAAAAAGGTTGTTTTAAAGTCGGCGAGTATTTTTTCATAATCCTTTTCGGTTTTTTTTTGTTGTACTTTTTTTAATTTATATATTTTAGACAATTCTAGTATTTTTTTTTCTTTATATTCATCACTAAACCACGAATTTCTTGTGTCATTTGTGGAAACCAAAACATCGCAAATTTCTGGTTTTGAAATTTGTTTATATATTTCGGTTTCTTCAAAAGATAATTTAAAATCTGCAATAATTTTGTCTGGAATTACTGGACTTGTTTCCATTAATCGATCAAATTCTTCCTTGCATATTTTTAATAATTGCAAAACTTGCATACGTTCAGATGGGTGTTTCGATAATTCTATTTTAATATTACGGTAAAATTTATCCCACGCAATACTACTTACGCGATGGGCTTCATTTAACTGCGTAATTTTAAGAAACTGTTGTATGGTTGTTACAATACCGGCAACAATATTAAATGTTCCTATAACCATTCCAAAATAACTTTGATATTGGGGTGGAACTTTATCTTGTGCAAAGTTTGCGGTACCAGTAAGGGTAGAAATGATAATTACCGGAATAGTATACCACGCATTTAAATTAGAATACATTACATTGGCTCGTGCATGTAGCCAACGATATATCATAGATTTATCCGACCATTCTACGAATATATGTTCGTGTTCTTCTGTCCAGTCATTTGCGTTTTCATATAATTTATATTCCATAGAAATAACAGAAGAATCATCGGAATCCTTCATAATGATATAAAATATATAATTTTAAGCAAAAAATGTAAGGCTTGCGTTTAAGAGAGAAAGACCCATGAAACGTAGTGTTTGTCAATATATTCTCTTGATTTTTCCATATCTCCATATGATTTATAAATTTCTTTTACATGAAGTAATCTTCCAATAAATCCAAAAAACATGATTGGGATAAGAGACATTAGTCGCATATTTATTATCCTTGAAAGAATTTTACCAAAGAATATCCAGCTTATCATATTACAGAACAATATGTAAACGATAGTATGTATAAGAATAGAAACTATCATTGGACCTAATATCTTTGGACGAAAGAGATTAGAGACACTAAGATTTGGATTTGTTGTTTCTAAATATAATTTTGTAAACATATTATAATGCTAGATAATTATTTAAGTTACCATACTAAGGTAATTATTGCCGTTATTTGTAGTGGGTTTTGGATTTATTTTAGAACGTCTGACTGCTATAAGTTGATACCTCGTCACCACATATTTCCAATTTTTTTTGTAATGATATGGACCTATTTAAACTATTACGAACCATTATTTTTACCGTTTGGTTTACTTATTTTATTTCTTTATTCCCTACTAAAAAGATCAAAATAAAATAAAAATAAAATATATGGTGCAAACAAAATTGAACGATTTGAAAAAAGAGTTTACATTATTGGTTATTATAAAGAATGATATAAACGAACTCCTAAATTCTTTAACAATTCGTGTAAAAAAATTAAAAGATATTTATGGCGAAATCATAAAATCTAATTTTTCTTCCAAATCTATTTTTGGGTTAGATTCTTTTAAATTTCAAAGTAGATTGATGGAGATAGAAAATGAAGACTTGTGTCGGTTGTATAAAATGATTTCAAATAAAATGTATTGCGAATACTATAAATTATATAAAATGATTATACAGTATGTCGATGCTGTTTTTAAAGATACAAAATTAATATATTTAACAAAAAATGAGTTTCCTATCTATAAAGATTTGGAACCATTCAAAGATTACGATTTTACGATTATTCAAAATATTCACGAAACTATCCTAACTGTTTTACTCGGAATTTATGACTCGGTTTTAAATAATAAAGAAGAACTAAAATTACTAAAAAATAAAAAAGAGTATGGAATATCCATTGATAATTACATAAACACTTTTCAGTACGATATTGATAAAATAATAAACCAGATTAAATTGTTTTGTGAATATATAAGTTTTTTTCACAAATCTCAGTTAAAATATCTCAAACGAATACATACAAAAATGCGTTTGTTTTCAGAACAAATAAACAAAGATATAAAGTTTGATGATACTATAGAAGATGTATACAAATGTGATATGGATAAGACTACAATAGAAAGTGTAAAATCAATGATATATGAAAATGAAACGGTTGATTTTTCAAACATTATTTCATGTAATAGTTCTGATTCGGATAAATATTCTGTCGCTATTTATGATAATATTATTATTGAAGAGGATGTTGGAAGTATAAATACTTTTTTTAAAAAAGAGTTTAAACACGAACACGTTGAAACAGACAAAGAATACAACAAAGTTGTAAATGAATTGCCGATCAATTCAAATGAGGTGGTGAGCGAAGTGGTGAGCGAAGTGGTGAGCGAAGTGGTGAGCGAAGTGGTGAGCGAAGTGGTGAGCGAAGTGGTGAGCGAAGTGGCGAACGAAGTGGTGTGCGAAGTTGTGAGCGAAGTGGTGTGCGAAGTGACAAATGAGACAAACGAGTTATCTGTTGTAGATGAAACTATAAAAGAAACGGAAGATCTTGTTGGAATTATAGAATCTGAAGTTACTGATGTTATAAAAAATCCTAAAAAACGTGGGAGACCACGTAAGCTTTAAGTTCATACTAGCATAAAAATAAAAATTGATTTAATTATAATATAACAATAAAGTTAAAAATGGAAAAACGCTTCTCTCAGAAAATTGATGAATTTATGACGACTATGAAAGCATCCATTGTCAAAGAAATAAATGCGAAATGTATGGATGAAACTGAAAAACAATCAATCTGCGCCTTTGTCAATTCATATGAAAATTTTTGTGTGGAAAAAACTGATTTCCAAAAAAGAAAACGTTCGCAAAATACAGTGGCATCCTTTTTGCGGTGTTTATCCAAACGGTCTGACGGCGAGCAGTGTTCAAGGCGTAAAAAAGAGGGGTGTGACTTTTGTGGAACACATTCAAAAGGATCGCCTCATGGCAATTATATACAAGACAATGTTGTCATGAAAAAGGTTGAAGTTTGGGCACAAGAAATTGGGGGAATCATTTATTACATAGATAATGAAATGAATGTGTACAAAACAGAAGATATCGTAAATAACAAGACGAATCCAACGATCGTCTCCAAATATCAAAAAAATGGAGAAACATATAGTATATCAGAATTTAGATTATAATTTAAACACATATCATATTAAATATAATGTGGTATATTTTAATAATGTTGTGCAGTGTTTACGCTAGAAAAAACTTGTTTACGTTATCTAAAACAAGCAATCAAGTAAAATATATTAACTGTATAAAAACACAAGATCTCGTCGTGTGTCTCGGACCAGCGGGTACTGGCAAAACATTATTTGCATGCGTAGAAGCCATTCAACAATTAAAAGACAAAAATATTGATAAAATTGTAATCACGCGACCTATTGTCTCCGTAGAAGATGAGCAGATTGGATTCCTTCCGGGAAACATAAATCAAAAAATGGATCCATGGACTAGACCTATTTTTGATATATTTACAGAATATTATAGCATGTCAGAAATAAATCTAATGATGAAAAATAAAGTCATTGAGATTTCACCACTGGCCTTTATGAGAGGAAGAACATTTAGAAATACGTTTATTATAGCAGATGAAATGCAAAATAGTTCACCCAATCAAATGTTAATGTTAACAACTCGAATAGGCGATAATACAAAAATGGTAATAACTGGCGATTTAAAACAGAGTGATCGAAGCACAAATAATGGACTTTCGGATTTTATAGAGAAATTTCGAGCCTATCCAAAAAACAGTACAATCAGTTTGGTAGAATTTACTGCAGATGATATTAAAAGGAGTAACACTGTAAAGACAATATTAGAAATTTATGAGAATAAAAGTTATTATAGTAAAGTATGTCCTCCGATTGTTCCAAAAACTGCGCGCAAAGATGTGTCATTGTCGGATGCGGCATTAATTCCTAAATCGCATCTTCCTAGATCTACGCCTTTTTAGTTTTTTTGTTTTTTTCGTCCCTTTTGATTTTTTTGATCCCTTTTGTCTTTTTTTTGAACCACCAATGGTAGAAGTTGTATCTTGTGAAATTGTATTCTCAACTTTTGAAATTGTTTTCGCATCTTGTGAAATTGTTTTCGCATCTTGCGAAATTATATTATCATCTTGCGAAATTATATTATCATCTTGTGGAGTTGATTGTGGTTTTGTAAGCGCATAAACAAATGAGCCATATAAAACATCCAAAAATCGTTCATCGCATTTAGAAATTAATGGTTGTGTTGTTAATAGTTGGTTTGTTAATGGATTGGCAACATACTTTTCTACTGCACTACGTATTTTTCCAGTTAGACAAGGAATTTGTAAATTTTCTATTCCTTTTTCTACTTTTTCTATTCCTTTTTCTATTCCTTCTAGTATAAAAAACACTCCAATTTCTATTTGTCTTTCTACATCTTCTTCATTCGACATTGCTATTTCAAAACCAATGTTTGTTTTTCCCCCTCCAATATCGCATAAAGATTTACCATCTAATGTAAAAACAGAAACCCATTCGTTTTGTATATAATTCATTGGAAGAATAATTATTTTATCTCTGAATTGTTGTGGTATTAGTTCAACAGCAATAGATAATGGAGTATTATCTTGTGGTCCTATTTCTGGTACAAATCGAAGATTTTTGGAAACAACCGAATTAAGAGTGCCGCCTTCGTAACATTGACTCAATAAAGCAACATCTTCCTTCAAACCAATGCTCTTAGAAGTATTACCTTTGCCATAAAATGAATGTGCTATTGAGTTAGAGATAAATATGAACATGTGAGATTTTTCATAGATAACTGATAAAACTTGAAAAACAATATATTCTCCATTTACGATATTGTCTGGTACGAGTACAATTGACCATTCTTGATCATCAATATTGACCAGTTCTATGCTACAAAATTTTTTAACATCATTTCCAGTTTCGTCATTAGAATTAACATCGGAATCAAGTGAAAAATGTTTGGGAACAAAAATTTGCGATGATGACGAACCGATTGACGCAAATACTACATTGAAAAAATTAAAAAAAGGTAAATCTGTACTTGAGTCTTCTTCAATCGAGCCGTCAATCAAAGGGTTATCTTCAAGTAAGTTGTTTTCGTCATTGTCTACATTGCCTTCGTCATTGTCTACATTGCCTTCGTCGTTGTCTACATTGGGTTCGACATTGTCTACATTGGGTTCGACATTGTCTACATTGGGTTCGACATTGTCTTTGTCATTATCTTTGTCATTATCTTTGTCATTATCTTTGTCATT